TGATACATCCATTTTTTCAATTGTTATTATCATTTGATTATCATTTCCTCTATACTGAACATTTGGTTTTCCACCATAATTTATAAGAGAATGAAAAGTATCGCCTCGATTATTTGCTGTGCTATTCGCATCTATAAAAATCCAACATGATAATGCATAATTATAAGAATGAGTAATCACTTGCGTTGCGTTATAATCTGGATTCGACCATGAAAAATCATAATTAAATAGTTTAAATGATTTTTTTGTCGAATTTACTTGAGGATTCAATGATGTATATGTTGCTAAAACTATTTCTTTATCTGTATATACAGGCTCTTTTAATAGAAGCTGTCCACCTTGCGATGAAAATAATGTATATGTGTATGGAATACTATAATATATGAGATATAATAAGACTATAAGAATCAGCAAAATAATATCTGTTCTACTTGGCGTAATTTGTAATGAAGAAACTGAACTTGCCAAATCACCGGTTGATGCTCGTTTCATCGCATTTACCATAACAGTTGAACCCTTTTTATAATAACCTGACAATATATCGATCAGTGCAATCAGCAAACAAGGTATATAGAAAATACAACCTATTATGAGTTGCGATAATGGACTGTCTGTTATAAATGTTGACCCTTTGAATAAATTACTATATGACATCATTCTGTATATAATCGCCAATAACGTGATGATAATTGCAAAATTTAATATAATCCCAAAGACACTTGATGAACCATCTGAGTTTTTAAATGTAAATACTTGAAATAACTGGATGATCCAATTAATCAATGAAAATAAGAAAAAAATACCAAACAGGATGAAAAGAGATACTGTAATTGATTGCATCAACTGATCTTTTTCCATATTAAAAAACGCGAGATTCATATTCAGTTTTGTCGATATATATATGAGAAATAATCCTACACAGAAAATGATCACAAATGCTATAATCGCATATATATAAGGCGAAATACCATTATTCAATGAAGAACCTTGTGCCAATTTACTACCATTTATGTATAATATTACTGTTATGAATAAAATTAATGTAATGAAAAACATTAGTAAGTCTGAATCGTTCTTTACATTTCTCTCTTTCATTATTACTTTGTAATATATCGCAAATGTAATAATATATGTAATTATGATACTAAGAGTTGGTAGACTATTTTCATATTTGGTTATATACGAAGACGGAATGAATGAAGAGAGAAACTTGACAAATATCTCATTATCTTTACTGAAATAATCATTATTAAATACATTTGCTATGGCAACATTATATACTATTAACAATGCGAGAACTCCATATTCCTCATTTTCTAATCCCAACCTACCAAAATATTGCCCCCTTTTAATTTCAGCAGTTTTCATTGATTTATTTAATTCTTTAATCGAATCATTTTGAAACGAAGAGAAACCAGCAGAAGTCATTTTCATTGTTAAAACTGCAATAACCGATATAATAAATCCATTTATCAGTATGATAACCAACTCATTCAATGAATTATATTTCGTATTGGCTGTCGTATTCAAAAATGTAAAGAAACATCCTAGAAATACGATTCCATAAATAATAAGTAAACCATATATTGATAAATCTTTGGCAACCGCAACCTGCCCAGGCATGAATGATTCTGTCTTTGACGATGATTTTGATCCTGATGTATCATATTGTTTGAGATTATTCAACTGTTCTTCCATATTCGTAATCGTTGATGCAGCTGGTGTAGGTATTACGCGTGTAATATTATTCATTAAAGACGTGTTCTTAATATCATTATAGCCACTGAGTATGAACCCTTTATACGTCATAAATACGTATATAATATAAATACAAGAAGCAACAAGAGGTGTATAAACAAGTGTATTTATCATCATTGAAGTTGTTTGACTTTTTGTCACATCTTGTGGCAAATTTGATCTTGTTACAATATACATTGAAGATAATATGATGAAAAAGAATGACACGCATAATAATGTAATTTTATTTTTGTCAAATGTATGATATATTAACATAAATATGAAGAAAATACCGTATATAATTGAAGCATATAAAATAGAATATATTGGCATTTGTATATTTTGAATTATGTTACTTTGATTCGTTAAGACAAACTTTGAACTTTTCGGTAAAAAAGCATTACATGCCAATGTAAAAATAATTAAAAAGATGGGCAACGCAAATGACCAAAGACTTGCAGCCTTACCTGATTTATCATTAAGCGCATAATATATTTGCTTTATTAAGAGATATACGAAAAATATTGTAATTAATGATGATATCGTCACATATGTCGTTGAAAATAATACCACAATAAAACTGATTAAAATAATGAAATATAAAATAGTTATTATCACAGGATTACCAAAATAATTACCGAGATTTTTATAATCAATTGCGTTCAATATATTTTTTGTTTCAGAATCCTTTGGCGGGGGTTTATTTGCTCCTGTTGCTGCCGCTTCCATTAATAGTATATATTATATAAATATTATGATTTACATATTCTCACTAGCAGTTTTTTCTCCATGACAATTCCTACATAGTGCCACCAAATTCTCCACATTATTTCCACCACCATATTCTAATCTTACACGATGATCTATTTCGAAAGTATGGTTCAACTGTTGATGACATTCACCGCATTTCCAATGTTGTTGCGACGCTACATATTTCTTCTTTGTTTCAGATACTGATCTCTTAGTAGCACTGCCACCACTACCATTGAAACCTTTTGTAGGTGATTGTGAATTATTGTTCATTCCCATCATAAATCCACTATTATCTTTGGGAGATGTGAAATCAATAATAGGAGAAATAAAATTCATCGTCTGTTTATCTATCGGCATATATTTTATCATATTATTCGCATAAAGAAGTATCTTCTTTGATTGCATGGGATCCCGTTTGATTAACAGATAAATCGATATGCCTATAATGGCAATTATACCCATTGTGAAATATTTCTTATATGAATAGATCTTCTTTAAAATATTTCCATCATAATATACATTATAAATGAAGACAGCGGTAATGGCAATAATAATAATTTCAAGTCTCATATAATAACTGATATATTTACCCTCGTATATTTCTTTGAATATTTGTTTCAAAGAAATATTATAATATATATATATGTTTACGAAACTATTTTTGGAAACGACAAATCCAAAAACGTCATGGATTGCCTTTATGAAGTTAATACCAATCATCTGTCTATCTATATTAGTTAACATAACAATTTATACAATCTTCTTGAATCTCGCAAGTTATGTATTTGTAAATAAATTTTTTAGTAAAAATATTAACATGCGTTTTGTTGGAGTCTTAATTATTATCATGATTTTAGGTTATATAGGCCGATTCTTACATGCCAAAGAAGCGTATAAGATGTTTCAGTATAAAGAAAGTAAAACGGCAGAATATATGAACACTCATTATAATAGTTGGGTTTTTCTTGGTTAAATTGAATTTATTATAATTTACCTGATCGACGACTTTCTCTCTTTTTGCGCGTAAGCATTTTTCGACGAAGAATCTTTATTTTACTACGTATTTTCAGAGACTGTATTTGTCGCTGTTTTAATTTTTGTAATAATACCGGTTCTCTGCTTAAGCGTTGTAACTTTTTATTCAATGATAATAACACCTTCTTTAATTCATCAATATTGATTGGAGAACTGCTATATTTTAATAATATATTTATCATATCTTTCAAACTGGTATGTATTATTTTTCGATAAAATGAAGTTTTTTGAGATGGCTGAATTAATTCGTATTGCATTATTTGTTCTGTTAATGGAAGAAATGTCATGACAAATCCCCATATATCAACATTTTTAATATATACTTCATTTAAGTATCCTAAAACATCAAATTTTTCATTTTTCGTATATTTTATTAAAATATTACAGAGATAATCGATAATATATCCAATATGTTTTATATTTACATTTTGTTGTATAATATCTATTTTACCATGTAATTTTTCTATTGTTGTTGTAAATTCAGGTGTTCCATACATTTTACTGAAAATAGATTTAAAATTTGATAAATGCCCAGAACCACGATATTCAATATGTGTTTTAACAAATTCTTGTAAAAAATCACGAATATCTTTGTGAGTTCGTTTGTTGGTTATAAGAAATAATTCATACATTTCTTTGAAAATTGTAGAAAATAATATACATGAAAATGGAACATTGAACTGAAATGGACGGTCTCTATATGCATCGGGTATAAATTTCCAATCATCTGTGAATCCATAATTTGTTTCGACAGATACATTTTGTTTACCAGGAAAATAAATAGTAGAGAGACCCCAATCTATTAGTCTAAAACGTAAATGTCCATTTTCATTATTGACTAATATATTATTTGCTTTCAAGTCCGAGTGATATATTCCTTTCTTGTTCATTGGTAATATGGCATTATCGAGCAAATCAATCATTTTATTGTTGAATTCTATGATACGCGCAGAATCATATAGATTTTTGCTGATATAGCAGTCTAGATCTATTCCACCATATGGCATGTTTAATGTCAATAATTTGCTCAAATGATCGTTTATATTGTCTTTTGTAATTCCCTTTTTCTTTAACGAAGAACAATTCACTGTATCGTAATCTTTCAAATCAGATTTAGTAAGTTTAACAGGACGGCAAATCGTAAACTGTGAAATAATAAAGTAGTTTTTATAATTCGGTATCGTCTTTAAAATAGGAATGAACTTGATTATTTCATCGTATTCATCGAGTCCATGTTGTAATCGCATTATTTTAGAAATACCTGTCTTGTCATATATATTGGTATTTCCAATTATATGCAGTGGATCACATTTTATTTGCGGTTTAAAAATACAACCAAATCCACCTGATTCGATAACTGTTCCACCATGTTTCATTATAATATACCAACATATTAATATTATTTTCAACCTTTCTCAAAAAGAGGACTTATAATGTATATAATATATCACAAATCCTAATAAAACAATTAAAAAAATATATACAATATGCCTACGTAATTTATTGAATTCTATTAATTTGACATTTTTTGATTTATAATGTTCATAATATTGGACGTAAAACTCTTCCAATGATATTTTTGGTTTCTCCAATTTTTGATTTACTTTATTATGTATAAAGTGTGTCCACCTAATAAATGAATCTCTATTATCTAAATAAGGAGTTACTGGATATTTATCTAATAATTTGGAAACATACTTTGAGATATTTTCAACAGGAATAAAAAGAGGCAAATTATGAATAAATTCGTAGTATTTTTTTCTGGTAATTGTGTTTGGGTAAAGAGGATATGATACCGCAATTGTATGTAAGAAAAACCAAAAATGTGGACCCCATATCGCAGGATCTAATGTGGATGTAAATGATTGATTTATATATTTAGGCATAATATAATACGAAACACATTAAACTCTTAACAAAAACGATTCGCACCGAATGCTACTATTATTTATGACAAATTAATTATAAAAGAATTTAAAAACTAAAAGATGATTATTTAAGTCATATAATGAATAAAACGATTTTGTGTAATAATTGTTCAAAAACCGGGCATTTATTACATCAATGTAAATTGCCTATTATCAGTTGTGGTATCATTTTAACTCAGGTTGTGAAAGGGGAAATATACTATCTCATGATTCGACGAAAAGACAGTTTCGGGTATATTGACTTTATACGCGGCAAATATAACGTGAATAATATATATCATCTTCAAAAAAAAATTAACGAAATGTCTCTCTTGGAAAAAGACAATTTATTGACACAATCATTTGAAGATTTATGGAGAAAAATGTGGGGAAGAGTTACTGTAAATCCGTTATATAAGAATGAAGCAAATAATTCAAATATCAAGTATGAATTATTAATGAATGGAATTGATTATAATGACCGAACATATTTTCTAAAAGATTTGATTGATGAAAGCACAACTCATTGGAAAGAGACAGAATGGGAGTTTCCAAAAGGGCGCAAAAATTATCAGGAAAAAGATGTAGATTGTGCGTTGAGAGAGTGTAATGAAGAAACTGGTATCGACATCGAAAAAATACAATTGATAGATAATATTATACCATATGAAGAACTGTTTATAGGATCAAATCATAAATTTTATAAGCATAAGTATTTTATTGCTGTGTATAAACCAGATACCGACAATATCAATGATTTGTCGACTGGGTCTTTACAGTTTCAACAAGCAGAAGTTAGTAAATTAGAATGGAAAACATATGATGAATGTATGGAATCTATTAGACCATATCATTTAGAGAAAAAAACAGTCTTACGCAAGGTTCATGAGACAATGCATGCGATATTGTTATATGCGTAGTTCGTTTTTAGTGTGTGATAATTATAATTATATTTTATAATATAATTATAAATGGATATAACTGCTCTGAAGAAACCACGAAAACCTAGAACAAAGAAGATTATTCCTGTATTAGAAGATGAAAATGGCGAACCTATTATTGTTGCTCCAAAACCACGTAAACCTAGAACAAAGAAGATTATTCCTGTATTAGAAGATGAAAATGGTGAACCTATTATTATTCAAAAAAACCCACGAAAACCTAGAACAAAGAAGATTATTCCTGTATTAGAGAAAACGCCTTCTCCTATTCTTTCTCTGAATCCTTCTCTGAATCCTTCTCCTATTGCTCCAGCTGTTTCTCTGATTTCTCTGATTCCAGAGAAAATTATTATTCAAAATGATATCAATGAAAGAATTATAGAACCTCCTCTTTTGTTTACTGATATTTCTACAGAAGAAGTAACTCCTCTTGAAACATCATGTAAAGAATCAAAAAATAAATACAGTAAGTCTTGTAATGATTTTTTAATTCAAAAAGAAATAAAAGAGAGAGAAGAATCAGTAACACAACCACCAGATGATTTTCTGTATCCAACATTAAATGATAAGAACTTTAATGCTAAAATCGCGGAGAAAAAAGAATTCCAAGAAACCAAATATGATGGTTCTTTACATGAAATTGTTGAAAGTCAAGAAAAAAATGAAGAAAACTTTGATGAATTCGCAAATAAAATCATCAATGCGGATTTTGAATTGGCACCTCATCAACATTTTGTCCGAAATTATCTCTCTTTTCAAACACCATATAACAGTTTACTATTATTTCATGGATTAGGAAGTGGAAAAACATTAACTGCAATTGGTATTGCAGAAGAAATGAGAGAATATTTAAAAAGGATCGGTGTTAAAAAGAAGATTATCATTGTTGCTTCTTCAAATGTTGTTGATAATTTTAAACTTCAATTATTCGATGAGGCAAAAATGAGTAAGACTCAACCATGGACAATGAATAATATAATAGGGAATCAGTTAATCAATGAAGTCAATCCTACAAATATTCGAGTCAGTCGTGCCACGATTGTGAAAGAAGTAAATAGATTAATTAAGAAAAATTATAAGTTTTATGGATATGTCAAATTTGCACACAGAATAAATGAAGTGATTGGAGATGATATGACAGATATTTCTGTATATAATTTACGCAGAGAGTTTAACAATAGTTTGATTATTATTGATGAAATACAGAACATGAAAAATATAACAGATAGTAAAAATGGAAAAGATAAGATTGCATCCAAGGCATTTCAAAAATTAGTTAAGAATGCGAATAATCTTAGATTACTTTTTTTAACGGCAACTCCAATGTTTAATAGTTGTAAAGAATTGGTATGGATTTTAAACATGATGAATATGAATGATCGACGATCAATTATTCGAAGTAGTGATGTCTTTGATAATAATGACGATTTAATTGATGAAGACCTATTGACCCAAAAAGCGACAGGATATGTATCATATGTTAGGGGTGAAAATCCTTATACATTTCCATTTCGAGTATATCCTAGTTTATTCTCTCCTGAACATACTTATCCTAGATATTTGTTTCCTACTATGAAGATGAATGGAAATCCAATACCTGCCGAAAATATAGAACATGCATTCAGTTTATATTTGACGGAGATCGGTTCTTATCAAAATGAAGTATATAATTACATATTACAAAATTATATACAGAATAAAAATTTAGAAGAGATGGAATCATTTGGATATACTATTTTACAACCTTTGATACAAACACTTATTATCGCATATCCTGGATTAGAGAGAATAAATACTGAAATATCTTCTGCTATGCCATCCTCTATTTCTTCTGCTATGCCATCCTCTATTTCTTCTGCTGCACCATCCTCTATTTCTTCTGCTGCACCATCCTCTATTTCTTCTGTTGTATCTTCAATTATCTCTTCTATTGTTCCTTCGACTGAAGCATCTCCTGCTATTTCTTCTCCTTCTCCTGTTATTCCTTCGTCTAACTCTTCTCTCGAAGAAGCTAATGAAAATATACCCGCAGAAGAAGAAGAAGAAGAAGAAGAAGAAGAAGAATCTGACCAGAATACAGCCAATTCTGATGAAATGGGAGGGGGTGCTCCCGCAAAGGGGGTGAATTCGCCAGCAGAAGATGAAGAATTATTATCAGATTTGGACGCTGATGTAAACACGGAAGATTCTGAACTAAACGAACAATTATATGGCAATGTAAGAATATCAGAATTATATGGTCATAAAGGTCTCTCTACAGTAATGTCATTCAATAAAAATTTAAATTACGAATATAAAGCAGGTTATGGTGCATTCTTTGATCAAGATAATATCGGCAAGTATAGTTCAAAGATAAAAAGCATTTGTGATACGATACATAACAAACAAACAGGTATTATCTCAGAGGGTATTATACTCATTTATTCTCAATACTTATATGGTGGACTTATACCAATGGCATTAGCATTAGAAGAAATGGGATTTACAAGATACGGTTCAAACTCACTATTTAAAACACCTCCTACTGCAGCAGTAGATGTGAGAACAATGGAATCAACAAAAAGACCGGATTTTAAACCAGCAAAATATATCATGATTACTGGCGATAGTCATTTATCTCCTAATAATGACGGAGATGTCAAAGCAATCACAAATATTGATAATATCTTCGATGAAGTGAAAAATATAGATATTTCTGGAGAGAAAATCAAAGTGGTATTAATCTCTCAATCAGGATCAGAAGGTATTGACTTTAAAGCAATACGTCAAGTTCATATATTAGAACCATGGTATAATATGAATCGAATTGAACAAGTCGTTGGTCGTGCTGTCCGTAATTTGAGTCATAAATGGTTGCCTTTAAAGAAAAGAAACGTACAAATATTTTTACATGGAACAGTTCTATCAGAGAAAGATAAAAATACAGAAACGGCAGATGTATATATATATCGAGTTGCAGAATTTAAAGCAAAACAAATCGGTGTCGTAACCAGATTATTGAAGAAAACCGCAGTTGATTGTATTCTCAATCATGACCAGACTAACTTCTCTCAACAAAAGATCAATACTACTTTGGATATTATTCTCTCTACTCAACCAAAAGTAACAATTCCATTTCAAGTTGGTGATAGTCCATATAGTATGACTTGCGATTATATGGAAGATTGTGATTATCAATGTAGTTCTGTTACACCGACGAATACGAATGAATATACATATGGAGAAGCATTTGCAAACGCAAACATCGATACTATTATTAATCGCATCAAAGGACTATTTAAAGAACGATTTTTCTACAAAAAACTGGATTTAATAAAAAGAATCAATCCACACAATAGATATTCTATTATTCAAATATATGCTGCGTTAACACATGTGGTTGATGACAGAAATATATTCATTAAAGATAAATATGAGAGAAATGGACATCTAGTAAATATCGGTGAATATTATCTCTTTCAACCAAATGAATTAGATAACAAGAATATTTCTCTCTATGATAGAAGTGTACCAATCAAGGCTTTACCAGAAAAAATCGATATTATAAGAGATATAACACCTGCTGCCGTTCCTGCTAAAGCAGCAGAACTACTGAAAATACAATCACCTCAAGTAGAACGCGCGAATGTAGATACAAAATATGGCAAATTAGTTAGTTTGATGAAATCCAAATATGATCTGTCAATGGAGATTTTCAATAAAACCGAAAAGGAAATACGTGAAATACCCAAAGTCTATGACGGAGAAGAGGTTTGGATAGAAAAGCACATTATATTAGGTATCGTAATGTATAATTTAAGTAATTATAGTATCTTCATTCGTAGCGCAAGTGACCCCGTTCCAAGAGAGACATTACAACAAATGTTAGTTGAACATATTATTGATGATCTATTACCAGACGAGAAAATACTGTTACTACAATATAGTTTAGATATAGATGAATACGATGATACCGATGATTTTATAAAAATACTCAAATTATACTGCGATAGTCTGCTCATACGCATGTCAGGTGATAAAGGTTCAATCGCATTTGGATATATCAGCTACAAGGCTAAACCTCATTATTATATGTTTCATAAAGATACAAATACTCTTCAGTGGAATCGAACAGAAGTAAATTATAATACTGCCGATTATAGTGATTCGCAACGTATGCTGAAACAAAAAAGTGAAGATTTATCACCCCTCATGGGGAAATTATTTAATTCATTAGTCGGGTTCATTGATATGAAAGATAATAATATAATGGTATTTAAAACAAAGATTACTGAAAAACAACCAGATGTAAAGAGGACACCAACTGGTCGAATATGTAATAAAAGCACGAATAAGACACAAATGACCGAAACATTGAATGAAATTGTCAATAGTAAAATATACCAATTAAGTGATACAACGAAACCTCCATCACAATATTATAATTATTTAGAAGTGACACCTACATATGTCAATTTGAAATATACAAATGAAAGTGAACTATGTTATATATGCGAATTTATACTTCGGTATTATGAAAAAGTAAATAAAGAAAACAAAATATGGTTTTTAAATTATGAATTACAGAACTTTATACAATTTGTAAATATGAAACCAGTTGATTATACGATGAATTTCGTATTTCAACCAGAAACAAAACCTCTCAAAAAAACAGGTAAGAAATAACTAAGAAATATTATATATATATCGATTGAATGAATATGTAGAGACTGGATTACTATAATAAAATAAAATTGAATATAAATAAATATAATAATGAATAATATAATGAAAACAATGCAAACGCAACAAATGAAATCCAAATTTAATAGCAGAAGACAAAAGAAAGGAGTTGTCGATTCCGCAATATATGCTCCATCGATGATTACTCGAAGTATTAGTATTTCTATCATTTCGATCGGACAAAATCTTGATGAAACAATACGACAAAAAATACAAGATGATTATGAAGGAAAATGTGTGGTTGAAGGATTCATCAAACCAGGATCTTCCAAAATAATCAGTTATTCCAGTGGAACAGTTAGAGGCGGAAATATCATATTCGAAGTTCTATTTGAATGCGAAACAAGTTTACCAGTGGAAGGAATGAAAATTACTTGTATTGCTGTGAATATTACAAAAGCTGGAATTCGTGGAGATATAGCAAATATTAAACCTTCTCCGGCAATTGTATTTATTACAAGAGACCATCACTATAATGTCGATTACTTTAATACTATCAAGGAAGGTGATATCTTTGTAGCAATCGTTATCGGACAACGATTTGAATTGAATGATCGATTCGTCTCTATTATCGCAAAATTAGAGACTTCCGATGAATATAAGCGAACAATGAAATATCAACAACGTAAACAAATAACCGCACCTATACAAAATACTGTAAAAGCAAAGTCTTATTATGATCTCGAAGAGTCGCCACAAGCAGAAGATGTTGCCGAAGAGAATTATTTAGAAGGTATCTCACAACTTCCACCACCACCAATGCGAAAGAAGAAAGGTGACAAGGAGAAAAAGGAAGAATATCCCACAGAAGTAGAACAGATTATTAGTAAAAAACCCAAAATAGATATGGAAGAAGAAGAACTTGTAATTCCTCCAGAATATGAAAATTCGGATGAAGATGAGGAAGAAGATGCCGATGCCGAAGATGATGAAGATGCATATATTGGTGTTGATGCTGAACCACAAAAGAAGGCGAGATTCGAAGACTCAGATGAGGACTAAATCAAGAAAATTAAAAATGATCACTCGATTCATTTAGTAAATTATGTAATAATGTTTCTTTGTTACTATTATTGACATCACCAGTTAAAATAGCAGATTCATATATTTTTCTTAATAAATCGGTTGGAGTATGATTGCCGATTTTAATAAGACCTTTATTTCTCAAATACTTTTTAATATCATTAACATGATGAGTCTTTAATTCTTTATGTGAATCAATTACTTTTTTTCTAGTTTGTATGTTTTTAATCAATACTCCAACTTTTCTATATATTTTTGACTTTCCAAGAGTATATTTTCTTCGAATTGTCTTTTTAATATAAACCGGACTATCATCTTCTATCTGTTTTGGTTCTTCTATTTCATTCTCTTTAAAACGACTTTTTAACTCATTCAGCTTTTTCTCTCTTTCAAGCAAAACAGAAGAATTATCATTTGGTTGTTGTTTATATATATCATTCTTATGTGTCATCCAAGAACGATAAGTAGGTTTACTTCCATTCTTTAAACAACCATATGGAACATCTGTTGGTCTTTCATATTTTAATATAATATCTTGTTGTTGCGGTTGTTGTTGATATTGTGAAACATCATCATCTTCTTCCATTGTTGACATTGATATTGATGTTGCTGGTATAACGTTTTCCAATTGCATATGTGTATTTTTAAAATCATCATGTAACTCAATATCAACCATTTGAACATTTGGTGCAGTCGATGTTTGTATTTTTTGAAAAATTGGAATACTTGTTGGTATACCCTTTGACTCAATATTTGATTCTTTCTCTGATTTCTCTGATAAAGAAGAAAGATAATTCATTGACATTATAAATTCATCGTCGTCGTCTTTTGATTCATCTGTTTTTTCATGAACTATGACATTTTTACTAACACTACTTCGTGGAGGTTCTGTCTGTTCTAACCTCTTCTTATGATCCTTGATTCTCTCTATTAATTGCCTTTTTAATAGATTTGGAGTAATTGGTTTCTCGATTTTCTTTCTCTCTCTATTACTTCTCGTTCGTGACTTGGATGAACCTTGAAGTTTAAATAAATCTGGATTAATCTGTATCGTCTTTTTATTGGAACTCATTATAATAGAGAATTAGTATTATAATGAATTCTTTACTCGCATTCTATTCGCTTTATTGTTTACTAAAAAAAACATTTATTAAGATAAAGACGAAACGATTTAAAAATAAATTGAAATAATTAATAACTAAATTATGTTATCTACTCAAACCATAAAATCAACAATGACAACAATCAATGAAAATACATCAAATGCTAAATCTGTCGAAGAGAATGACGACATATTTGCAGCAGAATATATTGAAACCCCTTGGGATATTATCGAAAGTTACTTCAAAGGGCAACATTTGGAGAGACTGGTTCGACATCAAATCGAATCATACAATCACTTCATTGAATACCAATTGATGAAAACAATCGAAATGTTCAATCCAATTAATATCAAGTCTGAACAAGATCTTGATATTGCATCGGGCAAACATAGATTGGAATTATTTGTCACTTTTGAAAACTTCAATCTGTATCGTCCACAGATTCATGAAAATAATGGAGCAACTAAACTGATGTTCCCTCAAGAAGTCAGGCTTCGCAATTTCACGTATGCTTCTGTCATGACGATTGATATTAAAATACATTTCGTTGTTCGAAACGGCGAAAATCTGGAGAATGTTCAAAACTTTTACAAAACTCTCCCAAAAATACATATTGGAAAAATGCCAATCATGCTTAAATCAAACATATGCGTATTATCTCAATACAAACATGTTGATCCTAAAAGCATTGGTGAATGTAAATATGACACTGGAGGATATTTCATCATTAACGGATCAGAGAAAACTGTATTGGGACAAGAAAGAGCAGCAGAAAACAAAATATATATTTATAATGTTAGTAAAAATAACACTAAATATACATGGAGTGCGGAAATCAAGTCAATCCCCGACTTCAAATGTATCTCTCCTAAACAACTGAACCTCTTCGTTTCGTCAAAGAATAATGGTCTTGGATTTCCCATTGTTGTTCAGTTGCCTCGAGTGAAACAACCTATCCCACTATTCGTTCTGTTTCGTGCGCTTGGTATCATTCCTGACATGGAAATTTGTCAATATATTATATTGGATATTGACAACATTGAATATAAAGATCTATTACAAGGTCTTGTTGCGTCAATCATTGATGCAAATACCTGCTTAACACAGGAAGATGCTATCAAATATATTACTGGATACGTTATGTATACCCCCATTAATATGGATAGAGAAACTGGACAACGCAAGAAATTGGAATTTGCAAATGATATTCTGTCAAATGATTTATTCCCTCATTGTGCTACTCTGTCACAGAAAATATTCTTCTTGGGATACATGACAAATCGCATATTACAAGCCAAATTTGATTGGATCAAACCTAGTGATCGTGATTCATATTTGAATAAACGCATTGATCTTACTGGTTCTCTGTTGAACAACCTATTTCGCAATTACTTCAATAAGCTTGTGAAAGATATGGAGAAACAGATTATCAAAGAAATCAATAATGGTTCTTGGAAATCGACTGAACAATATATGAACATTGTCAATATGACAAATATTTATAAGATCATCAAATCAACAACGATTGAGAATGGATTGAAAAAGGCATTGTCCACCGGCGACTTTGGAATCAAACAAATCAATAGTAACAAAGTTGGTGTTGCACAAGTTCTAAATCGATTGACTTATGTCAGCAGTTTGAGTCACATGCGTCGTATTTCTACCCCGACAGATAAAAGTGGCAAACTGATTCCTCCTCGTAAGTTACATAATACTTCTTGGGGTTATCTATGTCCTGCTGAGACACCAGAAGGTCAATCTGTTGGTGTTGTCAAGAATCTTGCATATATGGCGCATATCACAATTGCTTCCAACTCGGAGCCAATATATCAATGCGTATTGGAGAACGTCATTGAATTGTCAACTTGTACTCCTTTACAAACATTTGGAAAAGTCAAAGTATTGATTAACGGATGTTGGATCGGTATCGTTGAAGATCCAGTTGCATTGTATAATATGTTGAAACTCAAAAAACAAGAAGGTTCACTGAATATATATGTTTCTATCATATTCGACTATAAGACTGCTGAGATTCGCATTTGTAATGACGCAGGACGATTGACTCGCCCATTGCTACGAGTCAACAATAATCATCTCATTATGAAAAAATCAGTTATTCCTCAACTTCGAAGGTGTGATGTTAAATGGAATGACCTGTTGACGAATTGTGTTCTTCCTGAAGCCATTATTGAGTATATTGATCCAGAAGAACAATCATACTGTTTGATTTCAATGACACCAGCCGACTTGGAGAAACAATGGGTTCATCGCCCAATAAACACTGAAATTTATAGGTTCACTCATTGTGAGATTCATCCTAGCACAATCTTCGGTATTCTCGCATCTTGTATTCCTTTCCCTGAACATAATCAGTCTCCCAGAAATACATATCAATGTGCTCAAGCAAAACAAGCAATCGGTGTTTATGTTACAAACTATGAAAACCGAATGGATAAGACATCCTATGTTCTTACCTATCCAGCTCGTCCTTTAGTGGATACTCGTATTATGGATATGATTCACATCAACGATATTCCTTCTGGGTATAATGTTGTGGTTGCAATCATGACACATACTGGATATAATCAAGAAGATTCTCTTCTGTTCAACAAAGGATCAATCGATCGAGGACTGTTTCAAGCAACCATTTATCATACTGAAAAAGATGAAGACAAACAGAAAGTCAATGGTGATGAAGAAATTCGTTGTAAACCAGACCCAACAAAGACAAAGGGTATGAAGTTTGCGAATTATAACAAAGTCAACAGCAAAGGTGTTATTCCTGAAAATACATTGGTCGAAAATCGCGATGTGATTATTTCAAAGATTACTCCAATCAAAGAAAATAGAAATGATCCAACCAAGGTCATCAAATTCGAAGATAAGAGTCGCATTTACAGAACAGATGAAGAATTGTATATTGATAAGAATTATATTGATCGCAATGGAGATGGATATAACTTTGCCAAAGTGCGAGTTCGAGCAGTAAGACCTCCTGTGCTTGGTGATAAATTCTCTAGTCGTAGTGGACAGAAAGGAACAATTGGTAATATTATTCCAGAAGAAGATATGCCCTTTACCAAGGATGGAATTCGTCCTGATATTATATTGAATCCTCATGCTATCCCTTCCAGAATGACAATTGCTCAATTGAAGGAGACCATCTTGGCGAAAGTATTGCTATCATTAGGATTATTTGGAGATGGAACAAGTTTCGGTCATCTAGATGTGGATACGATTCGCGATGAATTGTTAAAGGCAAAATATGAAGCAAATGGTAATGAACTTCTGTATAATGGCTTAACAGGAGAACAACACGAATGTAGTATCTTCACTGGTCCAGTATTCTATCAAAGATTGAAACATATGGTTCTTGATAAGCAACACAGTCGTTCAATTGGTCCAATGGTGAACTTGACTAGACAACCTGCTGAAGGTAGATCAAGAGATGGTGGTTTAAGATTTGGTGAGATGGAGAGAGATACAACAGTAGCTCATGGAGCCTCGCGGTTTACAAAAGAAAGGTTGTATGACGTATCAGACAAATATTCAGTTCACGTTTGTAAGAAATGCGGTTTGATTGCATCGTATAACGACGAAGTACATATTCATCATTGTAAGACTTGCGATAACAGAACGGACTTCTCGTATGTTGAAATACCATATGCTTGCAAACTTCTATTCCAAGAATTGATCTCAATGAATGTTGCTCCCAGAATATTGACAGAAAATTAAATAATAATGTGAAAATAGGATAATATAATAATAACATTCTTCTAATAATTTTTTATTTTTCATTTATAAATTGAATTAAAAATAATAATATATTCATTATATTATTATTCAAAGAATGTGTCGTTATCCAGATTGCAAAAAGCGGTCTACTTTCAATAAAAATGGACTTAAAGCATTATATTGTTCAGAACATAAATTGGATGGAATGGTAGATGTAAAAAATAAAACGTGTTTTCATCCAAATTGTAAAACGATACCTAATTTCAATATCGAAGGATTCAAAGCATTATATTGTTCAGAACATAAATTGGATGGAATGATAAATGTAAAAAGTAAAAAGTGTTTTCATCCAAATTGTAAAAAACAACCTGCTTTCAATATCGAAGGGTCACAATTAGGATTATATTGTTCAGAACATAAATTGGATGGAATGATAAATGTAAAAAGTAAAACGTGTTTTCATGAAAATTGTAAAACGATACCTACTTTCAATACAGAAGGGTCACAATTAGGATTATATTGTTCAGAACATAAATTGGATGGAATGATAAATGTAAAAAGTAAAACGTGTCATTATCCAAATTGTAAAACACAACCTACTTTCAATATTGAAGGGTCACAATTAGGATTATATTGTTCAATCCATAAATTGAATGGAATGATAAATGTAAAAAGTAAAACGTGTCAACATGAAAATTGTAAAACGATACCTCATTTTAATTTTGAAGGACTTAAAGCATTATATTGTTCAGAACATAAATTGGATGGAATGATAAATGTGATAAGTAAAACGTGTCAACATGAAAATTGTAAAACGATACCTCATTTCAATACAGAAGGATCACAATTAGGATTATATTGTTCAATACATAAATTAGATGGAATGATAAATGTAAAAAGTAAAAGTTGTATTCATCCAAATTGTAAAACGAGTCCTGTTTTCAATTTTGAAGGACAACAAACGACATTATATTGTTCAATACATAAATTAGATGGAATGATAAATGTAAAAAGTAAAACGTGTCATTATCCAAATTGTAAAACACAACCTACTTTCAATATCGAAGGACTTAAAGCATTGTATTGTTCAGAACATAAATTGAATGGAATGATAGACGTGAAACATCAAATGTGTTTTCATCCAAATTGTAAAACGATACCTAATTTCAATATTGAAGGGTCACAATTAGGATTATATTGTTCAGAACATAAATTGGATGGGATGGTAGATATAAAAAGTAAAAGGTGTCAACATGAAAATTGTAAAACACAACCTCATTTCAATATTGAAGGAGAAATACAGGGATTATATTGTTCAATCCATAAATTGAATGGAATGATAGATATAAAAAATAAAAGGTGTCAACATGAAAATTGTAAAACTGGACCTGGTTTTAATTTTGAAGGACTTAAAGCATTATATTGTTCAAAACATAAATTGGAGGGAATGATAAATATAAAAGATAAATCGTGTCAAAATAATTGGTGTTATACTCTTGTTACAGAAAAATACGATGGTTATTGTCTTTTCTGTTATATCAATATGTTTCCAGATAAACCGGTAACTCGCAATTATAAAACAAAAGAGTTTTCGGTTGTAGAACATGTAAAAACAGAATTTCCAGATTTGTCATGGACAGCAGATAAGACAATAGTAGGAGGCTGTTCAAAGAGACGACCTGATCTATTATTGGATTTAGGTGAACAAATATTAGTTATCGAGATTGACGAAAATCAGCACACTGATTATGATTGTAGTTGTGAAAATAAGCGCATTATGGAAATATCGCAAGATTTGGGACATCGACCAATCGTATTTATTCGTTTCAATCCAGACGACTATAGTAATGAAGGAAAAAATATTACTTCTTGTTGGGGACAGAATAAGCAGGGTATTTGTGTAGTAAAGAAGACAAAGAAGGATGAATGGATCAATCGATTGGATACGTTGTCTGAACAAATACATTATTGGATGGCAAATCACACGGATAAAACAGTTGAAGTAGTCCAATTGTTCTATGATATTCAATAAATGGGGTATAATAATAATATTCTTCTAATATTTTTTTACATTTCATTTATAAACTGAATTAATAATAATAATATAATGATTATATTATTATTCCAACATGTGCCATTATCCAGATTGTAAAAAGCGTTCTTTGTTTGGTTTCGAAGGAGAGAAAACAACATTATACTGTTTTGAACACAAATTGGACGGGATGGTAAATGTAATTATAACAAGTAAAACAAAAAAATACCATTCTGTTGTAAAACATATAAAAACAAGTTTTCCAGATTTGTCATGGATATCTTATAAGATGACAGATTCTCCAAAAAGTCAAATCATTCTAATATTAGATTTAGGTCCCCAAATATTAGTTATTGAAATAGATGAAAAATATCATAATATAAATTGTAATCGTGTTTATGATAATAAACATATTATTGAGATATCACAAGAGTTTGGATATCGACCAATCGTATTCATTCGTTTTAATCCTCACAACTATAGTGATGAAGGAACTAATTTTACTTCTTGTTGGGGAGAGAAATGGATCAACCAGTTAGACTGGTTGTCTAAACAAATAAATTATTGGATAGAAAATCGTACGGATAATTTGATTGAAGAAGTCCAATTATTCTATGATATTTAATTTCTGTAAAAATAACGATATATAATCGTTACAAGAGAGAACAAAACACCTCCCCAAATAGAATCTACTAAAATAACCCAATTTTTCCATTTTGTAAAAATAGAAGCATTTGTCAACTCGTAAATTGCATAGACAGTTAATCCAAGTAAGAAGGCATCGATTGTAGGTTTTCTCTCTTTAATAATGAAATAGTAAATCGCAAAAGTTAAAAATAGATAACAAAGAACAAAATAACTCAAATTAATCTTCATTGGAGTCTGCTGAATAGAACTAATCATATTTTTCATATTTGCTTGAACAAAGAAGAAATAGATTGAGTCTAATGCCAATAAAGAGAGAAAAATGACTGTAAGAGAACCGAGTAACTTTGCGATATTCATAATATTAATAATAAATATTATGAATATTATTATTTAGGATGAAATGAGTTTATTGAACTCAATATCCCAATCTTTTATATAATATTATACTATATATGGCTGGATTAAGCGTAAGTTTACATGGATCAACTGGAATGCCACCTCGAATTTCAATGAGTATGCCTGGTTATTCTCGTCTTGGACGAGGCATGAAAGGGTTTTCTCCTCAATGGAATCAAACAGATGATCATACTTTTATCGATGTAGAACAACAACGTTTTCAGGTTGTTGAAGCATGGAATAATGTATATAAAACACAATTGGCGGCATCTAAACTTCATCGTGTAATTACGCCTTTTAGAGCAGTAACCAACTCGGGAGATGTTCTTTGTCGAAAAAATTACAGTTGCGGAGGACCTTGTCAGACACCTCAATCTCGTCCTGGATTACATGGATTATCAGGCGGGTTTGGAGGAATACAGAGCGCATGCGATAAAACAGCTGTGCCTGCGGCAGCTTGTAATGGCAAATACGTTTACGACAGTTCTGATTATTTAACTTATTTAAAACAAAAAGCAATAGTAAAGACATATAATAATCTCAGTAATGGAGGAGATGAAAATCATTCTACGCAAGTAGCATGGAAAGCAATTCGAAGGTATTAATCTCATTTGAGTGTAAAAGATAATATTTAGTAATACTTATTCTATGATTATATTATAATGTCGAATAACTACGCATCTTATTACACACTAAGTCCATCTTCAATGCAAGGAAATAATTATGTTCAAGCGCAAACGTTTGGACCATTAAGCACATCGCAAACGCCTGGTAACATACAATATCATAGTTATGGTTCTTTACCCGGAAAACATCCTAATCCGCCAAAGTTTTATCCATCAGATGGAGGAGGCGATTATGCGCAATCTAGACTTCAATATGCTCAATGTGATACATCATGGAAACAGCAGGCATTGGCGAGAGAAAAAGAAGTAGCGAGAACAAAACCTTATCGTTTTTTCTCAGCGTCAACACAAAGACAGATACCTGCTGAAACTGGACATATGAATTATATTACACCAATATGTTCTTCAATGCGAACATCAATATTGAAAAGAGGATCAGTTGGTAAGAGTTCATATAAGCAAGGCTTACCTAATGACGCATTGTTAAGTTTTAAGAGTTATGATAAAAGCTTTGTTCGCACTCGTCTTCAAAGAACAAGATCCGCTGGTTGTGTCGCACCGGCAAAGAAAGGTTCTATATATAATAAGTCATGTACAGCAGGAGGAGGTATATGTAATTCAGGGGCAATTGTTGGGCAAGGATATTAATCTATATATAAATTATATATATGAATACTAATTTGAAAACATATATTATTGAATTCTGTGGAACTTTACTGTTGACTTTTGTAATTTTAGCGACTGAAAATTGGTTAGCTGTTGGAGCAACTTTAGCAATTATTGCTTATTTTGGTGGTCCTATATCAGGTGCGGCATACAATCCTGCAGTTGCTTTAGCATTAATGGCATGTAAGAAAATTAGTACAGAGCAAATAGTTCCTTATATAGTATTTGAAACTGCTGGTGCAATAGCTGCATTTTGGTTATACAAAATGATGAAAAAATGATAATATATTATAATTTCTTATTATAATATATGCCTAAGGTGTCTCAGAATCTAGCAGGAAATAATATAAATATGAATGGTGGAAGTTGGGTTGGTGATCTGCTTAGTAGCACATCTAACAAAAACAAAAAATATGAGGAAGTTTACAATGCAGGGAAGGAATTCGAAGAACAGTTAAATAAAACAAAAGAACTATATGTTAAATTCATTAATATTTTTGATTCAGTAAAAATCGATGTTGAAAGAGCAGAATCCGCAAAAAATGAGGTAGACAAATGTAGCGTGATAAGTGCACCACCACAAAAGAATGGTTTTGGTTTCTTTAATTTATTTGGTTCATCGAATACAACTACTCCTGTGGTTGCGCCTATTGTGCCTACATTAGGAAATGAAGAAAAAGAAGAAGAAATAGTTAGTAATCAAGATTTGACCAACAAAGTAAATGAACTTA